GTGTCGAAAAAGTGTCGAAAGCCCTTGTCTGCTGAATCACCAGTCCAATTCCTTAGCGCAATCGGCTACAGGTTCGGCCATGCCTTCCTTGATGGATTCGCGCATGCCAGGAGCTGAAAGCGGGTCATCAATCAGTGGGTTCAGCCTCAATGCGTCCTGCAGGTGATCGGGCGACAGGTGCGCATAGCGCATGGTCATTGCCAGCGACGTATGCCCCAGGATTTTCTGCAGCGTCAGGATGTTCCCGCCCCGCATAACGAAGTGACTGGCGAAGGTGTGCCGTAGCACGTGCGTGGCCTGGCCGGCCGGGAGCTTGATCGAGGTCTTATCCAGCACACGGCTAAAGGTCAGCATGCAGTTGGTGAACAGGCCGTGACGCTTGAAGTAGATCTGCAGGGCCTTTTCCAGCTCTCTATCGATAGGAATCGACCGGGTTCGCTTCGACTTGGTGTTGGCAAAGGTAACCATGCCGTTTCGCACTCGCTCAGGTGTCAGCGCCTGGGCTTCTCCCCACCTGGCACCCGTACTCAGACAGACGCGAGCGATCAGGCCGATTCCTGGGCTGGTCGTGCGGTCATCCAGGGCCTCGAGCAGTTCGGCTATCTGGCAGGTCGAGAGGAAGGAAATAGGGCGTTCCTGCAGGCGTAGCGGGCGGATGTTGGCCAGCGGGTTCGGGTAGTCGATATCGCCCAGGCGGTGCAGTTCGTTGAACAGGGCCTTGAGGTAGCCGAGCCGATTGTTCATGGTTTTGCCTTGAATGCCAGCCTTGAGCAGCTCGCTGCGTGTTTCGCAGAAGGCATTGCCGGTGAGCTTGACCGCGATGGGGTCGCCCAGGTCTTTAGCCAGGTTCTGCAGGGTGCGGAGGATCGCGGCTCCGTCAGCAAGGGCATGGCCGTGCAGTTCGTGATAGCGGGTGCAGAGTTCGGAGAGGCGGCGACGGTCTTTCGGCTTGGGCGTCCAGGCTGGCGAGTCGATGCAATTGGCCCTGCAGGTCGCTTCAAAACGCTGGGCTTCACCCTTGGTCTTGAAGGTTTTGCGGAAGCGCCGGCCCTTGATGGGTTCAACGTCGACTTTCCAGCGTCCGTCAGGCAGTTGCTCTATTGCCATCAGACAGCACGCCCCCAACGCACATGCCGTTCCTCAAGGATGCCCTTGATGTGCTTATACAGCCCGTCTTCATCCATACCTTTGGCGGCATAGTGGTCGCGGATCACCGGCCAGCACTCCCAATCCTTGAGCCGATAGAAAGCCTTTCTAGCGCCCACTCGCTCCCGTGCCAGCAGGCTGACGAAGTTTCCCAGGAATAACTCGACGTTCTTGCCGGAGAAGCCCCGCGAGGTCTTGTATTGGCGCTTGTACTCGGTGTCATCCACCAGGGAATCCACCGGCAGATCGACGCGCACGTCGTCACGGATCAGCGTCCAAATCGGTTCGAAGTAACCAGGGCGAGCCAGCAACTTGAACTGACGCAGGCCATAGCGCCACAGGCCGTCTAGGTGCGGCGCAAAGGCGGCATAGCTGTTGGTTTCGATGGTTTCGCCGCTATGCAGGTCGAACGAGCCGGAGGCGAATTGCTGGATAACTGAGTGGTGATAACGCAGTTCTACGCGCCACACGTCCTGTTCCGGGTTGTAGTTATCGGGGTCGGCTTCGTCGAGGCTGTCGCGGCGTCTCCAGACGTTTTCCCAGTAGTCGAGCTTATCGATGGCTCGGGCCTGTTCGGTCTTGTTGTAGATCCCGAGCTGGACGCCACCAGCCGAGCCGAACAGGTAGGACTGACCTTTGCCGTAGGTGGCAGACTCCAGAGTCCACTGGATTTCCTTGATACCGGAGATATCACGGGCAGCGCGTGCGCGGCAGTGCATGCGGGCGACTAGATCGGCGGGCGGTTGCCAGCCCTGCAGGTCTAGCGCGAGGTGGACAGCGCACTGGTTGCGCTCGATGTTGGTCAGCACGTGGCTGGCGTAGTAGTCCAGGCGTTCCTGCAGGCGCTCGGGGCAGAACTGGTCGATGGCATGCGGAGACACCTCGATTTTCAGGTGGGGGCCGATGTTCTCGATTTTGGCGTTGAAGTTTTTGACCAGCAGGATGATGCCGAGGTCTGCGTTCTGAAGCTTGTACTGGTAGCCCGAATCCTTGCTGACACGACCCGAGTGCCAACGCTGGCCAGCGAAATCGACGATGGTGCCGGGTTTGTCGAAGAGGCTCATGATTTCCGGGCGGATCAGGCCGCGATAGAGCTGGCGGACTGTATCGACGCTGCAGGCCAGGATTCGGACGCTGGAAAGGTCAGTTATCCGAGCGGTCATGCTGTCGAAAAACAGCCTACCGGTTGGGGTTTTCTTGAACTCACGATCAACGCGGAGTTGGTCTTTAACTGCCATTTTCTAATGCTCCAAATAGTGCCGAATCGACACGTTTAACCTTGGTTTATATGACGTGCTACAGGGACGTCAGCGCCCGCGCGGCGGCGCACACGCGCGCTCGTGCCTCGCACGCAACCACGCCGCCACGCATGGCGTTCCGTTGGTGTTCGCTCACAGGGCACCCTGATAGCCGCTCAGCGACGGCCATGCAGCGCCTACCGGTGCGTTAGCGCTGGCAGAAGGGGCAGGGCGCGAGGGCTGGTTTTGGGGAGGCTGTTGCTCTGGCTGTGTCTGAGCAATCTGGCCGTTGGGATCGGGCAGGCGATCAGGCTTCGCAGGATCGAATGCACCTTCTTCGACGTAGGCCATGCAGGCTTCAAAGGACACTACCGCTCTAGTGCCTTGCTGGGTGTTGCAGCGACAGCCGTAGACCTTGCCGTCGCGATAGCCCAGGACGAGGCGCTTGTGATTCCTGGCCACCATCTGTTGATCGGTGGAGTACATGCAGGACAGACGCGGATAGGTGACGGGCCGGGTGATTTCGTCATAGATCGGCGCCGAGCTGGGCACATCGGGCAGGCGTGGCACTCGCAGGGCGACGTACTCTTCAGGCGACAGCGGCGCGGCATTGCTGGGGGCTGGCTGTTGTGCCACGGGGTCGCCGGTCGGTGACGTTGCGCGCGCCTGTTCGACGGCTTCGGCCTGGGGCTTGGGCGGGGCTATGCGCCGTTCATAGATGCCATAGCCGAAGTAGCCGATACCGATGATGCAGGCGATAAAGACGAACAGCGCCCGAGGCGGCTTGAACTTCATGTGATGTTCGGAGCCTTCGGCAACGGACTGGTACACGCCGAAGTACTTCTTATCGAGTAGCACCCGCGTGGCCTGGCCGTCGCTGAAGTCGTTTTTCTTCTCGACGTCCATGTTCACGCGCTCGAACTCCCAGCGCTTGATGACCTTACCCTTGTGGCCGCGCACGTAGTGGATATGCGAGTTGCACAGCTTGCGGAAGTGGGTGTCGATCAGGCCGGGGTTTTGGGTGATGCAGTGCAGTTCATGGCCCCGGTGGCGCATGGTTTCCAGGGCGCTGGCGTAGGCGGGGACGGCAGAGCCGGCAGGGCGCACCCGGAAGAAGGTCTGCGCTTCGTCGATGACGATCATCGCGTTCTGCGGCAGCTCGTGCCATTTCTGCGGCTCATCGAATTCTTGCCAAACGGCCTCGAGGACTTCGGCATTGGGATCGAAGCCGCGGATGTTGTGGTAGTAGACCGGGCGGCCTTCTTTCGCGGCTTTGGCGTCTACTTCCTTGATGGTGTTCAAGGTCTTGCCGTTGCCCTGCAGACCTGTGCGCAGGACGAACATCAGCCACCCGCCTTGTTGAGCAGGGCGAGGCCGGTGATGGTGCCGGTAATGCGGTCCATACCGGCCAGCATCAGGCGAGCGATGACAGCGGCGATGATGATGTTGATGGCCACATCGACCTTGGCCATGCCGAGGATGGCCGCGACGGGTGGCGGGATGGCGCCGAACAGGCCTTTGATATAGCCGTCTACGGTGTCGATCAGCTGACCGATACCGACATAGGCGACGTAGGCAAAGCCCAGGGAAGCCAGCGCCCGGAAGACCAGCCCGGAAACGATGGAGCCGAGGAAGGTGGCAAGCAGTGGTAGTAGTGGCATATCAAGACCCCTTGATTCCGCGTCCGATGGAGACTGCAAAGAAGATCGAAGCCAGGGCCACAATCAGCGGGCCGATGGCTTGGGCGAAACGGCAGGCGGGTTCCCAGCTAAACGAGTAGCTGCGACCCATGACGGTGAAGCTCTGGGGGGAAGGGCAGGACTGCGGTAGCCAACGGCCTTTGTTCACGGCTTCGGTGAACAGGCTGCTGACGGCGATGGATTTCTCTTCCAACTGGTAGTCCTCACCGGCCAGCTCGCTCTCGATGTCGCGCTTAACCTGTTCGTTGTACGTCCACTGGCATATCTGGTTTTTGTTGGCGCGCAGAATGGCGCACTGGATGACGTCGCCTTCGCACTTCAGCTCGGTGTCGCAATCTTCTCCCTCGACGCTGGGCTTTACGCATTTGTTCGGGTCGGTTTTGGGGTCGCACTCGCCGTCATCGTTGCCCTTGCACTGGTTGGGGTCGGTTTTTGGGTCGCACACACCATCGCCATCACCCTTGCATTGATTCGGATCGGTCGCGGGATCGCATTCGCCATCCCCTTCGCCGTCTCCCTCGCCATCACCGTCACCTTCTCCATCCCCGTCGCCGTCTTCTCCATCGCCGTCTTCGCCGTCACCATCATCGGGCGGGCAGACTTCGCCGGTGCTGGGGTCGCATTCCTCAGGCTCATTAGGCACGCAGGTTGTGCCCGACCATGTGTGATCAGGGCCGCACTCCGGTGGCGGGTCGGTCGGGTCCGTTGGATCGGTGGGATCGGTCGGCGGGGTGCCGCCGGTGGGGTTGTCGCCGGGCTGGCACTCAGCCCCGGTGAAGGTGCCTACGCCCCAGCAAACGCCAGTGGTAGCGCCTTCGGAAACAGGGGCACATTGGGAAGTGCCGAGGGCGATACGGCAACCGGCTTCACAGCCATGTTCGATAGGGCCAAGGCCGTTGAGGTCGGGGCGAAGCATGGACCAGGTGGTGCTTTGGTCCTTTTTGGATTCGCATTGAGATGGCGGGGGCTCACAGATGCCGGTTTGAGGGTTATAGACAGCGGGCTGAGTACAACCATTGCCAGAGCGCTGGACAGTAACAGCGCCACGAGCAACAACGTTGCCAGTTGTAGCGCTACGGCGCTCATAAGGACAAGAAAATAGATTTTCGCTACTACCAGGGGAGCAGGCAGACAGGGTAACAAGATTCATATCCCAATTCTGGGAAGAGAGATTTAGGTGGGCAGCATCTTGAGGAGTGGAGTTGCGAATATCATTGCAGCGAGAGAGACCACACATCCACCAATAATCCTCAGCCTGAGTTAGCCCCGAGTAAGACCCAGCCGAAACAATCAGCAGAACCAGCGCGACATAAAAGCATGTCCGGCGCATCTCAAACCCGCCCAAAGAACAGAGCCCAGAACGCCATAACGATGATGATCGTGGTCAGCATGTTGGCGTCCATGAAAAACCCTTATGTGAAAAAGCCCGATAACGAGTTACCGGGCTGGTTGGTTGCAGCCGGCCTTACAGCGCGCGGCGGATGAACTTGAAGGCGGCAATCGCGATGATCACGCCGAGGACGATGCCAGCGACCTCGACGCCATCGACCTGCGCTTCGTTGAGGGCAGTGGTCACACCGGCCGGAAGGGCAGCGTAGGCTTGCTGCATGGCCAGCAGGCCAACAGCGGCGGAAGCACCGAGCGAGCGGCGCAGGACTTTCAGGTTTTGCATGGGTGTGTCTCCTACAGGTTGAGTGCCTTTTTCAGCACGAGAGCGCCGAAGACGATGGCGAATAGCACCAGGGCGTGTTCGCGGATCTGTGCATGGTCTTCAGCGGTTAGCCCGGTCGGGCTTATCTCACTGAGTGCGACGGTGGAGAGGGTGCCGACACAAACCGGGGTCTGGCCTGCGCTCTCCCATACGCCGTCGCACACAATGAAATTCATGGCGCCCCCTTACTCAGCCAAGCTGGGGTCACGAATGACCTCAGCCATGGCGATGCAGTCGGGGCAGATGACGAGGTCGGGCGCCGTGTTCAGATCGGGCAGCAGGTCGGGCTGGGGGGCGGACTGGTTGTAGAGCTGGCCCATGGGCTGCCCGCAGCAGTCGCACAGCACGCGATCAACGATCAGCATGGCGGCGCCCTCCCGTCAGGCCTTGGCCGCGTCCGGCTGGGTGCCGGTCGGTTTGCCTTGTTGTTGGGCGCCTTGCGGGGCAGCAGGCTTGGCGGCCTGGCCTTTCGGGTTCACGGCTTCGATGTGCAGAGCTAGGTTTTTGCCCTTGTTCTGGCCGCCGCGTGCCACGTCGAAGGTGATGCGCACCAGCTCCAGCGGGGCGAACTGGGCGCCGGCTGCGAATACTTCGTCGGCGGCGTCTTCAGCGATAGCCATGCCGATGATGGACAGGCCGTGTTCTGTCTTGCCGTCCGGTTCGTCGCCGTAGAAGACCTTGGCGTATTTGGTGTCATCCACCTGGGTCATCTGAGTGCCGAGAAATGCAACTTCCATAGTCGAACGTGCCATTTGTGTTTCCTCGCTTAGTTGCGCGTTATTGCGCGGTTTTGCCTTTCAGCAGGCCGAGCGATCCCGCACGGGCAAACTTTCGTTTTTGCCCGAGGGTGGCTCTCGACTTGCCGGGGTTTCAGTTGCCGCTTGTGCAGCCTGTTAGTTGGTTAACACCAAGGGCTTTGCCCTTGTCATCCCACTCTTGCCGCCGAGGGCTCGGGAGCGCGGGGCGGTGGAGCTGCCCCACACTCACGAGCGGAGGCTATTCAGGGTGGTGGGCGTTCAAGGGTTCGCTCTGCCCGTGCCTCCGTTTGACCGAACGGTGAAGCGTGTTCGGACAAGCCGGGGGCGCGGCCCTTGACCGGATGGGCCGAGGCGCAGACGGCGGGTTCGCCGGGGCGTTGGATTGAGTTACGAGCAAGGCCGAAGGAGACAATTCCAACGATGGCTAGCAGGTCGAGAAGCAGGAGGACTTGAATCATGCGATCACCCCACCAGTTTGAACGGTTCGCGCAGGGGCACGAAGGGCGTGGGTTTGCCGGTGTCGAGCACAACGCTCCAATACTTCGGCGGTCGGCTCGACGGCTTGTGTTTCTCGCAGGTATAGGCCGGCGTAACGTGGGTTCGACCATTTACCTTGGACCATTGCGCGGGGCGGCACTCGGTGCATTGTGTGGATCGGCAGGTAGTCGATGGAGACGATGTTGGGAGCGTCGCCCAGTTTCGATTGACGTAGCACACAGAGCAGTCGCAGTTCTCGGGGTGCGGGTGTCGCACGAACGCCATGTACTTGCCCTGGGGATTGCGGGCAAAGCAGCCCGGACAGCCGCACTCCCTGGGGTGTGACAGCAGGTACTGACTCGCGTTGGTCATTGGCCGACACCTCTGGCTTTGCCTGTACGAAGCTGGCTTGCAGGCGGGTGACGATTTCGGCGTTCAGGGAGCGATTGGCCTGTTGGGCGGATTGCTCTACCTGGGCGCGGAGGGCTGGCGGCATGCGCAGCTTGAATTGCGGGTCGGTGCGGCTCATTGGTTCACCCCCGGAAATAGCACCACACGGGTTTTGCCGAGCTTCACGCTCTCGACGGCGCCGGTTCTGATCCAGTGCGCGACCTGTTCGACGGGAACACCCGTCAGGGCGGCGAAGGCGGCTTGCGTATAGAAAGGAGGATTCATGCCGTCCACTCCTGTTCCAGCAGCCAGGTGCGGAGCAGGGCGCTGTTGACCATGCGGCGCTTGCCTAGCTTTACGGTGGGGAGAACGCCTTTCATTGCCCAGGCACGCGCGGTGCCGTAGGTCAGGCCGTTTCGGTCGGCCCAGGACTCGACGGTTTCCACGTCCTGTTGCGGGCCTATCAGCTTCGAAGGTTCCAGCTCTTCCAGTTCCATGCTCGTTCCGTCACTATTCGTGTCATTAGCCATAAGTGGCTATTGGAGTAAATATTTCTCTGGGGGAATTATTAACCCGCCCACCAGGTAGAGCAACAATTTCTCTGGAAAAGATTTCTATATGGAAAAGGCTGCTGATAGGGCTCGCCTATTGATTAAGAAGCTTGGCCCCAAGAGGGCCAGCACCTATGGCGGTGACTACGAGCGCTGGAAAAGTGTGAGCAAAGGAGCAGTACGAGTAAGCACAGAAGAAATAGACGTACTAGTTGAGGTTTATCCTCAATACGCTCTTTGGCTAGCTAGCGGGAAAATTGCTCCAAATGCTGGGCAAACAAGCCCCGAATACGATCAGGCCAATTCAAACTTGCCCAATCAAAACGCGGGATAGCGATTACATCGGAAGTAGCTAGGCGCTGGCATGCCCGAGTAAATAGGCATAAGTGAATAAAGTTTGGAAATAATCAGATAAAGGAATAACTATGTCTGCACTTAGGCGAATAACGGAAAAGTTGCGAAAATGGATTATCGAGTTATTGATTGCTTTGGTTGTGGTTATTGCCATGGTTGTTCTGTATCAATACTTCTCTAGTTTTAATGGGGCTAAGAGTACTGATCAGGCTGTATGGGGGCAGTTTGGTGATTTTGTTGGGGGTACTCTAAATCCTATATTGGGCTTTGTGTCGGTTTTGATTCTGGCTGTTACGCTTAACTTGCAAAGAGTGGAGCTAAGGGAATCTAGAAATACCGCCTTGGCCAATAACTCTATTTTGGAAAAGCAGCTAGCTACAATGCATGCTCAGTCGCTGGAGTCTACATTTTTCAAGCTTCTTGAAGAGTTTAAGGGTGACACTGTTGCAAGGGTGTGTAGCTCAGCAGATAGAAAATATGATGTGTATTATTCAATTATTATTTATCTCAGATATCGCGATCGTGGGCTGCTAGGACCAAAGGGGAAATTGATTGAAGGCGGGAATAGTCTTGTTTTGTTTGCGTCAAAGGGAGCTGTAAATAAAGGGGATTTTGATAACTTAGTATTTGAGAAAGTTTTAAATCTTATAGAGCTGGCCAGCTCGCTTCCGAATAATTGGGTGCATCTCAGTCTTGTGAAATCAGTGGTTGGTGGGAGGTTATTGGCAGCTCTTATAAATTATGCATATACAATGGACTCCAATGCATACGCGACCCTGCTAAAGGGGCGGACAGCGTTTCAGGGCATTAGGCATGCACTTATTGATAATGAAGTGATTGCCAAAGATATTTTGACCGAAAAAATGTACAAGAGATATAGTGAGAGTAAGATCGAGAATGAAAATCGGCTAAATGAATGGCTGGACAAATATATTGCCTCACTTGGAGCTACAGTCATAAAAAGCAGTGTGTGATTTTTGGGGTATTGCCTGAGCACATATTGAGGCGAAGCATCTAATAAGGACGTTTATGAAAAGCGACTGGGACGACGCACCAGACTATCTACGAAGCAAGAAAAAGCCCGGCCCATGGCGAATGGTGGCCATCCTGGGTGTGGGTTCCGCGATTACCTGGGGCGTGATCGCGCTGTTTGCCAAGCCAATCGTGATCAATGTGGATCAGCTCAAGCAGGCGATACACGTAGACGGCAAACCCTTGTTCAGCCAGCAACCGGCGCCACAGCCCTACAACGAGCCGGAAGAGCCTATAAGGTTGCCATCCATTCCCATCGATCCACCCGCACAACGGGTTGCATACGAGCCGGTAAGCCAGCCTCAGCCATACGCCTCGATGGAGTGGACAGAGGAAGAAAAGGCGAGGGCGATTGCCAGTTCGCAGAACGTGTTCAGTGATAAGAACTACACGCCCAAGCAGCCGGCCAGCACCTACACACCGCCCGCAACCCATCGCATAGCCCAAGCACCCCAGCAAACGCAGCAGCGCCAAGCCCAACAGGTAAGCCGCGAGCGTACATCCCGATGGATCAAGAGCTGGAATGGCGGCAGCAACTACCTGGCGGAATGGCTATCGGTGAATAACTACATCGACAGCACCAGCGTCTGCGCCAACCACCGGCGTGGATCAATCGACTACCGAGAATGCCGCAAGGCCGCCAAGCAGCACTTTCATGAAGAGTGTAGAACCTGGCGTGCCCGCTATGACAGTGACCGCAAAACACATAGTGATCGCATGAAGACGCGCTATTGCTCTGCGGCGAGCAGCTTTAATCCTATGGGATGATTGATCTGTGAATGATGTTTCTCTTGGTTTGATTTTAAACAAGATAAAAGAAAACAAGCTGTTAATCTCGCTAGCGAAAGGCATGCTTGTTGTTCTTTCTATTTTGGTAACTCACTACGCAGGTTTTTTATCTCACTTCCCTATTGCGCTTGTTTCGGCTGCTGCAGTTGAGATGTTTCCGACCTTTAGTGCCTTGACTTTATTTTATGTGACCTTTTGTTATTCTTTTGCGCGCGTAGCAGGATTTGTAGTTTCCCAGGGCGGGGTGGCTTTCTCGATATTTATAGGTGCCGCATATCATCGCAAAGGATGGCGGCAAAGGTTGAGGCAATATGTTCGGCTTTATAAGAATAGACCGGCTGAGGAAAGCATTTGGAATGTGGGGATTACAATAATATTCTTCTTTTGCTTGTTGTTTTTGGTTTATGTAACGCCAGAGTCTTTAAATCTAGGTCCTGTGTTTTATGTTTGCTCTGTTATGATTCTTATGGCAGTGCTTCTGAAATCTGACTTAATGGTATTGAAGCCTAAAAGTCTAGTTAAGAGAGTAAAGAATAAGCGGCGCAAAAAATATAGGGAATCTCTATTCGCATCTTATTTGTTTTTAGGGTTTGGTGTCGTCTTGAGTGGAGCATTTGTGTCGGGTTTTCTTAGATACGACCGCTTGATGGGAGAGCAGCCGATAGTATACAAATCTGCTAATTTAAAAGCTGAGTTAAAGGTTTTTATTAGCAGTAGTGATTCTGTTGTAGGTCTTCAAGAGGATGAGGACTATATAACGTGGATTTATGCGTCGAAAGATGCTGTTATGCGGTTTCCCTATAGAAGGAAAAGCTCGATCAGTGATGAGACTCAGAAGGAGGAGTCTAATTAATATCTAGGTTTAGCTTGTTTCGGAGTATCGAAATCATAGGGCCGAATAGCGACGAATCGAGCAGGCGAGGGGAGCTGAGAGCCCGTATTGAGAGGGGTTGGCACGGATTGAGAGGCTACCCAAAGCTGCTGAGCTAAATGAGGGTTGCGGAGTCTTTCTTCTCTGGGCGGAGCAGTGAGGACAGCCGAGCTGCAATCAATTCGGACTCTGCCAGCAGTTGGACGGACTCTTGTTCCCAGACAGGGACCAGGCCTTGCAGGTCTTCTTCTTGATCAGCGCGCAGGCACCACTGATAGCGGTCATGCCAGTCACCAAGCACTGACTGCATCTGTTTGAGTGCCTGAAAGGTGGCAGACGGCAGCGGTGACAGTCGCGGGAAGGCTTCAGCACAGTAGCGAAGGCGTTTGGCGAGCAACCGTAGTTCGTGGGGATCGTGATTGGTGTTGCCAAGCGCAGACATTAGCTGCCGAGACTGCTTGGTGATCTGGTTGACGATCCTGATGGCGAGGTTGTCGAAGTCGCCTTCTCGCTGAGCCGCACGAAACTCGTCAGGCCATAGATCAAGGCGCGTAAAGAGTCGCTCAAGCTCAGGGGAGGCGAGTATGTCCCTGTAATGCGAACGAAGCCGAGCCAAACGAGCACTGCAACCAGCAGCAAGACCACGTCGGCCAAGCTCAGCAGCAAGAACTTCAAGGTCGCGGACGGGTGTGGTGATCTGACCGACTTCTGATGCTGCATGGCGAAGCGGTACAACAGCCGGATGCCGCCTTAGAGGATGGAGAAGGCTGCGAATACGGCGCACCGCTATGCGCAGGTCATGTAGTGCTTCGGGGTCGCTATCTGCCTCCAGACGAGCCTTGCAGGCGTAAAGGTTGACCTGCAGAACGAGTACTTGAGAAAGCATCTGATCAACAAGCGGCATGGACCATATCCTGTAAGAGTCATCGCCATTGGGGGCGTCGATATCATCACAGAATGCAGGTGTTTCAGCGAGAGGGGGAGGGATGGGCAAAGGGTCACTAAATGTTGACTGATAGGGCGCGCTTGGCGGATGGGTCGAATGCCTCATCGCGAAGAATGCGGAGGTCTACGGCGTCTTGGTTCAAGCGGTGAATCAGTCGAAGCATGTGCTGGCGTAGCACCTCGTCTCGGGTGTTCTCAGCAGCTCGCATCAGGGTGAAAGCAGCGTCTTCGTTGTTGGTTGCGATGGAATCCAGCGTCTTGCGTACATTGCGAATCAAGGTGAAACCCTCGGTTTAGACGGCCTGCAAGGTACTGAGCGAATGTTTCTAAAATATTGCAACGAATCAGCGAGCGGACGGATGGACACTGGAAAAAAACTGGCTATTGTCATGAATCTGCAATGCGGTAGAGCGAGAGTACGAGTGCACTCCATGAAAGTTGGTGCAGCTCATACTTCTTAGGCAAGGCCAACCGTATGGTTGGTCTTTTTTTTGCCAGATTTTTGCAACCTAGACCCTTGTGTTATGGAGGCAGCATGGATATTTCGATTGAAAAATCTGATGGCAGAGAGTCTGAGCAGTGGGTCGTTAGTGCAGGTTCGTTGACCCTGTGTTTCAGGGATCAGCGGTCCGCCATGGAATTTTCTAGCAAGCTGAAGGAGCGAGTGGAGTCGCCTCATTCACTGCCTGTGATCGAATCAGAGGCATTTGCGCAGGTAGCAAAGCTTAGCTGCGTAAGCTGACCACCCGGCTCAT